ACGGCCCTAGCGACGGTCCTGTGGGCTAAAATGAATGGTGGGTAATGCCCCCAGCCCCACTATCCAGGGAATTAGCCCAACAGGCCATAGACCTTAAAGCGAAGTGGGGGACATGGGCGAGGGCTTCAAGGGAATCAGGAATACCCACTACAACTCTGCATAATAGGGCGGGAGATGCTTTGCAAATGGGGCTTACGCCCCTTGAGGACCGCCACACCGCAGGGCTTGTAAGCATTAACGAAAACCTCCGCGATGAGGTCGAACGTCTGCGGGGTGAGATTGGCGAACTTAATGCCAAACTAACCCAATCTGTGCGGCCCAAGTTCACAATCCGCCAAGAGGTGCGCGGGTCGGCCTCCAAGATCCGTATGCTTGCCATTGGCGACACGCACGACGATAGACACATTCCCAAAGACCGCTTTCAGTGGCTCGGCAAATACGCGCGCGAGATTACCCCCGATGTGGTTTTGCAGATCGGGGATATGGCGACGATGGACAGCCTCAATTTCCACATCCCAAACGAAAGCCTGGACGGGAAACTAAAGCCAAGCTTTGAAGCAGATATGGGTTCGCTCAATCTCGCCCTCCAAGCCTTTGGCTGCGACGGGATCGAGAAACACGTAACTCTCGGAAACCACGAACGGCGCGTCTGGAATTATGAGCAATCCAATCCCGAGATGGCCGGCAAGCTGGTTTGCACGCTCGACAGCGTCCTGAAAAATAACGGGTGGACCTATAGCCCTTACGGAATAATCCAATACTACGGCGGCGTCGGCTTCGTGCATTGCGCGCTGAATACGCTCGGCAAATCCTACGGCGGAAAGAACTGCCTTCCCACGATTGCGAATGACAGCGTTTCGGATTTGGTCATTGGCCACTCGCACCGCGCCCGCGTGCATCAGGCGCCGAAGATTGGGCAGCGTTATCCCACGACAATCATTGACCTTGGATGTGCACTTCCTGACCAACACATAGAAAGCTATGCCGGGACGGCCCTCAATGGATGGACCTGGGGAGCCTACGAACTGCTCATTCAGCACGGCCACATCCAAAGCGCCAAGTTCGTCTCAATGGCCGAACTCGAGGAACGCTACGCATGAGCGAGGAACCCGAAGTCCCGGTTGAGTTCGTAGAACTCCCGTACCCGTTTCTGGAAACCAACCACGCCAAGCTCCGCTGCTTCATTGCTGAGCACTTCATGAACGCTGAGATCGACGGCAACATTTTAGTGGCCAACATGGACGCGGTTTATCAGTGGGTACTGAAGGGCACTGTATCGAAGGCCCGCGCGAAACCGCAACTGGTGAAGCCATGAGCGAGAAGATCGGCCCCTTCATCGTCCCGACCGCAGATGGTGGCGTGGCCCTGATCTACGACTACGAACGCATCGAACTCGACCAACAGACCGCTCAACACTGGTGGTGGACCTTGAGCCAGTACTTGAACAGATGGGCGGAAGAACAAAGGAAAAGGACTAAGTGAGAATGGCTATTGCACTGAAAAGCAGCGCGCGGATTACAGGGGTTAGACCGGAAACCCTATTCGCCATGCGCGTGGCTGAAGGCGTGTTCGAGGACCGCAAGCTAGGGCTGATGACCATTACGTCCTGCAATGACGGCAAGCACTCCCCCGGAAGCAAACACTATGTCGGCGGGGCTTTTGACATTCGCACGCGCGATATCCCGCAGGACCAATGGCAAATCGTAGCCGGCGATATCCGCGAACGGCTTGGAACCGAGTTCGATGTGGTTGTCGAGAAAGACCATTTTCATATCGAACTCGATCCCAAAACCCCCATCAACGCATAGGAGATAATCATGGAAGCTAAATCAATCTTCGCCAGCCGTACCCTTTGGGCCAACGTTATCGGTGGAGCTGTAGCCATCGCCACGGCATTTGGCCTCGACCTCGACATTGACGCCGAAGCGCAGACCGCAATCGTCGGCGGCATTATGGCCGTTGTGAACATCGTCCTGCGCTTCATGACCTCGGCCCCCGTGACGGTGACGAGGGCCGAATGACGGCAATTATCGGCCTCGGAATTGCGGGCCTCGCGTTCCTGGCTTTGTACCTGTTCGGGCGCAAAGCCGGGAAAGACGCGGCTAAGGCCAAAACCTTGGAGAAAACCATTGAACAAATTGTGGATGCTGTGCGCCCTGCCACTGATGTTGAGCTTGACAGGGTGCGGAGCAAGTACAGGCGGGATTAAAGCCGCCTGCGCTGTGTTTACGGCGCCGTCGTGGTCAAGCCGGGATACCCCTGAAACCCAGGTCTGGATGGAAAACTATGCAGTCCGATATGAAAGACTTTGCGTCGATGCTCGATAGCTTTGTGGAGTGGGTCGCGGAACATGGGCGGGTGATGCTTTACAGCTTCCTTGCCGGCGTCATCCTGATGCTTGTGTTCGGGTGTAGCGCAGCCAATGCCTACACAAAGCCCCAGGGAGCCCCGGAGATTGCCGTTCCCGCTCATGGGGTAGTTGTGGCCATCTTCGCCGCACAAACGCCTGTAGGGCACGGCATAGGGGTTTTTGAGCAACGTGGGGCGGACTGGTATCTGTGCGGTCAATGTATCATCGCAGAATACCCCACTATGGATAGCGCGGTTTCCGGCGCCGGTGGGGCTCTGCCTTATATGGCGAGCAAGGTTCCAGAACTTAACGCTATCCTCGCAAGCCGATACCCTGCCACAGGCACGCCGCCTACTGGGTCAACCATTGATCGAGTTAATTAGGCTCTCTCGGGGTCGAGTGTCGATCTTCATGGCGCGGATTGCTGCGCGGGCAGTCGGTAGGTATTCGGTCCAATCCAGCTCAAGTCCACCCTTCGCTTCTGGAAAGTCGAACGGTGCAGCAAACCCGGTATCAATTTGATGCTGGTTTATGTCGCGGGAAATCGCTTTAGCTACGCGCGTTTCCATCTCCGTGGCATCGACCGCTCCGCTCATTGTTTTCTCTGCACTCACGCCAACCTCCATTTGCCAAGCCATCTTACGCGCCTAAAGCGCGTCCTATCAATTCCCCATCCGTGTGAGGGGAGCGGTCGGGGTCATGCTGCGGGCCTTTCGATCTGATCCACCATTGTGATGCGCCGGCCAATCCAGGCCATCACGGGCACGGCCATTGAGTTCCCCAGCGCCTTGTAGCGAGGGCCATCAGCGGCCATGCCGTTGCGGTAAGGAATCAAAGTATAATCGTCAGGAAATCCCTGTAATCTTTCGCACTCCCGCGGTGTAAGGCGGCGCACGGCGGCTGATGTGGAAAGCATGGGCGTATTGCGCCCGCTTGCGTTGCTGTTCGTGTTCAAAGTGTTAAACACGTCCCCCGCGCGCACCTCGCCTGTCTGGTTTTGAGCAAAGGCCACGGCTTGCTGAATGCAGTCGCCCCCTTGTTGGTTGCCCCCGACAGGGCCACCCGCCATGACAGGCTGCGCTACGTCCACGGCGCGTGCCTTGTAATCACGGCTCGAGTTCTGCGGCATGATCGACCACGCGACGTAGGTTTGCTCGACTTGGTTGCCGCCAGAGTTGGCGCCGAGGCTGTTCGACACTGCGACCTGGCGGATCTGCATTGCCATAGGACTGGCCCCGTTTACACCTGACCCAGCCGTCCCGATTGTCGCTGCAACCTCGCCAGTTATGATTCCGTTATAGCAGTCAACGCCAATCGTGACAGGCACAAGCGGCGTTCCCCGTCCCGTCCCATTTTCACTCGCGTCAAAGCCATCAGCGCGCAGGGAGTGGGTAACGAACGTCTCACTTTCACCGTCAATGCGACCGACGCCGCCCTTGGCGTTTAAAGCCCTAGCGATTAGATGACCGGCCTGAGCTTGGTTATCGTCCGCGCCGCATGTTCCAACGCCGTTTGCAGTGAGCGCGGCAACTCCCGGCCCCGCTTGGCGGCGCGGCGCAGTATCCCCGCGCAGGCTTTCGCGCTCAAAAAGAACCGCTGCGGCACGTCGCCAGTCTCCAAGGTGTCCGACAACGAACACACGGCGGCGGCGCTGGGCCACTCCGAAGTACTGAGCGTCAAGCACTCGATAGGCGAACCCATACCCGAGTTCTGCCAAGCCCCCGAGGATGGAACCAAAGTCCCGTCCTCCGTTCGATGACAGTACACCGGGGACGTTCTCCCAAACCACCCATCGGGCGCGTGAGCGGCGAGCAAGTTGAAGAAACGCGAGGGCCAGGTTGCCACGCGCGTCGCCCAAGCCGCCCCGCAATCCTGCGATCGAAAAGCTCTGGCAGGGGGTTCCGCCGACAAGAAGGTCAATTGGTTCATATTCGCCCTCGCGAATGGTGGTGAAGTCCCCATGCAACGGCACATCGGGATAGTGGTGCGCGAGGACCGCCCGCGGGAATTTGTCGATCTCGGAATAGAAGGCCGGCCGCCAGCCGAGCGGATGCCATGCGACCGTGGCCGCTTCGATGCCGGAACAGACTGAGCCGTACCGCATCAGGCCCTCGCGATCTTTACGAGGGGGGATACGAGGGGGATTTGGCCCGCCGCCGGTTCACTATCGGTCATGGTCCTACGTCCCCGTGGGTGTGGGAGCGGGCTTCTCGGTGAGGAGGGCGAGGATGGCGTTGACTTCGTATTCAGTTCGCCTGTCTCTATCCAAACTTTCCGAATTGAACCAATCGACACGCGCTTGTTGTAATGCCGATTCGATCTGCTCCCGCGTGACCGTCTGTGCCTGGGGTGGCGTCTGACTGGCGCGGAGGTGGTCACGCAAAGCTCTGGCGACCGTTGCGTTTCTGCTCCACCCGCCAACTTGATGGTTTTCAGCGATCATTTCGTCGCACAGTTTCAGCAGTTCTTCTGCGGTCATACGTTCTTCGCTCATGTGGTCACCGTGAAGGGATGGAGGGCTTCGTCCATATCGGGAAGTAACTGCGTCAGGCCGGGGTGTCCGCCCAGTATCCAGCCCTTTTCGGTACGGCACGCGCGCACCTTGGCGAGCGTTTCGGCGCACTTAACCAGGGCACGAATAATATCTGTGTCCGACGTGTACTCGCTCAGGTCGTCCATATAGCGCGTGCTGCCTGAGCGAAGGTCGCAGGCTTCCTCGTATGCTTTCTCAGCCGCTTCTTTCAGGGCCTTCAGGTCAATACGTTCAGTCATTTGTCGTGTCCCTTCGTGGTTAGCCGTCGCCGTAGCCGGAGCCGTAGCCGGAGCCGGAGCCGTAGCCGGAGCCGTAGCCGTCGCCGTAGCCGGAGCCGGAGCCGTAGCCGGAGCCGTAGCCGTCGCCGTAGCCGTCGCCGTCGCCGTAGCCGGAGCCGGAGCCGTAGCCGTAGCCGTAGCCGTAGCCGTAGCCGTAGCCGGAGCCGTAGCCGGAGCCGTAGCCGTCATAAATTTTGGGTTCCATCACTTGCCCCACGATTGGCCGCGCAAGCACTTTTCACCCTTGTTCGACGTTGGGATGATTTCGATTGCCTGCGTAAGAATAACGGTCGGTGTTTCCTCGGAAATCTTCGAGGCTTTATCGACGCCATTCAAAGCCACCTCATGCAGCGTGTTCGCGCCCTGCCATTGCCAGATGCGCTTGGCTTCTGTCAGAACGACCTCCTGGCCATTGCGGGACTTCAAAACGCCCACATGCACGCCCGCCGAATACGTGCGGACAACCACGTATTTTCCGGTGAACTCGCAGCACGACGAAGATTGCGCCGACTGATTGCCGCCGAACATGCACGCCAGTTTCCGGGCTTCTCCGATAGTCAGATCATCAAGGTTCATAGGCTTATTCCTTTTCTGCTTGAGGGGTAGGGGTAGGGCTTGGCAAGGACGCGCTTAGGCGCGTTGACGCTACAAACTTCTTGCCGGCCTCTGTAGTTGTGATCCACTTCCGCCATAAGCGGTCGGCCACCTGGAGCATCTTGAACCGATGCCGCATCTCGAATGACTGTTCGCCAATCGAGTGCTGTTCATGGTGATGCCACTCACAGAGCGGAATGGCAAAGTTGTCGCCTGGCTTCATGCCTACGCCGCCATCAGATCCACGGCGCACATGAGCGGCCTGGATTTTACCACCGCATCCCGTGGGGTCGTTCTCAACACAGGCGCAGTTATAGCCGCGAATGTGCTGGAGGAATGACGGGCAACGAATCGGGGCGTCCTCTTTCGGGGCCATCATGCGGGGGCGGGTTCTGCGCTTCGGTATCAACGTGCGAACTCCCTCAGTTCAAAGTCAGTGCGGAGCGCGTCAAAGCGGGCGGCGGCTTCGGGGTCGGTGTCGAGGTTTTTCTTCTCTTTGATCGCCAATGTTGCCTTTAAGATTCGGTTGGCAGATTCGTAACCATCATTCGTTCCGCGCTGTGAGCCCATCACGCCAAGCCATTTCTGAACCTCAACGTCCTGGCACATCAGGAAGGCAACGCTCGACCGCTTACGCGCAGCCTTCTCGACCGCCACGGGTTCCACGGCCTTCTCTGGAACGGTAGGCGCATTAAGCGCCTCTACGTCCATCCTCGCCACCGCCACATGCACAGGGTTAGCCCTATCAGGAGCCCCGAACAGTCGGAGGAACTCGTTTGAGTGTTCGATGGGAATGTCGATTGAAATTCTGGCCACCTTAAATCCGGCCATGAATTTACAATCGACGTAGACCCCTTGCATGACGGCGGGTTTGTCGGTCACTGGGTCACCTATCAAAAAGGCACGTCATCCTGGTACATATCGTCGCCACGGGTAGCGCGCCCACGATCCGCCACCGGCTTGTCATCCCGATTGCCGCCGCCGTGGAGTTTCACTTCCATCACCGAAAGCTCGATCTGACCGCGCGGCTCTTTGGTAGTCTTGTCAGCCCACACTCCAACAACGGGCTCGCCCACGACCTCGACCAGTGAGCCCTTGGAAAGCATTTCCGCCAACTTGGTAGCGCGCTTGCCGAAGATAGCGCATTTCACCCAATGGCTTTTCTTCTTGTCGCCATACCCGGTGTCGTAGGCCATTGACCAAGAACAGACCTCTGTTCCGTTGCTGAGTGTTTTCAATTCGGCGTCTTTGCCGAGGCGTCCTGTGCAGATAAATGTGGCCATTTTGATTGCTCCTATTCGGCGGCTTGCTTGGAGTGTTGGCCGACCTTCATGTCGTAAGCAGCGGCGCAGCTTTCGTAGAGTTCCTTGGAGAGGCTCTCCAAGTTGGCCTTGTTGTCATCGTGGAGCTTGGTCGCGGCCTGGACGTCAGGAGCTTTCGCCATGCGTTCCACGAACTTCTTGGCGAATTCCTCGGGCGTCTTGGCTGTGAGCGTCCACGGAACGTCAGCGGACTTCGGAGCGGTCGGTTGCGCGGGCAGGCGTCCGCCGCCATTGCCAGACACGGCAGCGTTGCCATCGTCATCTTCATCGGAGCAGACGCCAAGCGCCGACGCCAAGCTGTAACGGCGGGCATATGTGGCGGCCGAGCCGAGCCCCTGCGCGTCCTGCTTGCCGGCAGGAACATAGAGCGGGCCGAACTCCATCCATTGCCCGGTTTTGTGAACAACGCGGGTAATGACAGTCACACCGCCGTCAGCGTTTCCGACCTCTTGCAGCACCGAAAGTCCGGCCTTTGCAAACGGAACGCGGATTGCCTCAAACACGCTGGCAAGGTCGGCATACTTCGACTTGAAGTGCGGGTTGGTCGCGTCTTTGACGGCGGGTTTCATTTCGCCCTGGGCTACGGCAAGCGCGGCGCAGATGGCGTCGATTGCTTCAGATGTTCTCATTACGCGGTTTCCTTCTTTGCTTTGAGTTCCTTGATCGTGCATCCACGACCGTCTTTGACGATTTCGATTCCGTGGCCGTAACCGCGGCGCATGTCGGGTTCCATGAGGGCCTTCAGATCCTTTGCGGCCTTCTCAAATTCCTTGGCTTGGTCGCGGAGCATCAGCCAATCCGAGGCGCGGACAGCCCATGTGTTATTGGCGCGCATATCAACGTCTCGGGTCGGCGGAACGAGTTCCGGCGCGTTGATGGTCTTGGCCGTGTCAATCTCGATATCCATCACGACATGGTTCCAGAACACTTGTTCGACCTTGATAAGGTGGGCGATGTAATCCTCGTCGCGCTCGACCTTGCGCCATTCGTGGCGATCCGAGCCGATGAAAACCGAGAGGTAGCAAGCCTGCGCGCCGTAGACGGCCATGTTGTGCTGTAGCTGGGGGAAGTAGCGCACCAAGGCATCATCGAACTTGGTGAACGAGTTGCAGTGCTTGCATTCCACAATGTCGATGGCGTCGTTATCGCCACCCGTGAACCCGTCGATATTGGCGCGCATGAACGCATGTTCGGGGTGGATGTGAGTGCCACCAGGCAGGACCGGCTTGCCGATGGCGTAGGAAAGCCACAGGCGGTTAAGAGGTTCGGTCCATGAGCCCATCTGGACAGGCAGAACCTTCGTCAGATCGTCGGACGCCTGCCGGCCAAGCTTCTCAAGGCGCAGAACTTCCAGTTCCTCGCGCACGCCCTTTGCGATTTTCACCGCGTCCGAGCCGCCGACGCCCAGCGCGCGGGCTGAGTGCCAGTCCGGCCCGTGGTCCAGTAGACCCCCCGCTTCCATATCCCCGATGTGCATGTTCATTTCCTTCTGTTTCATCGTCGGGGATCGACCCCAACTCGTCAGTGCATCGCAAATTCACGAAGCCGAGCACGGCTATACAATCCCAACCAAAGCGCGGAACCAGTACGGGATCCATCCCCATCTTTTGTGGAACTTCTTACGCATTGGCTTGCCTTCGATGAGACACATGGAAAGAGGTACGCTCACGTCACAACCCAAAGGGCAAAGAACAGACCCATGATGGCCAACAGGCTTAGAAAGTTGCCGGCGACTTGATAGAAGTTCATGGCCTACTCCGCCGCGTCCAGGCGTGCTTGTGCGTCGTTTACAAGGTCGACCCACATCTGAAGTTCTTCGTCTTTCAGTGAGATGCGCCACGTAACATTGTCACGGCGCTTTCCCTCGGGGAGTGCGTCACGCGCTGCGATATCTTCGGCAATCTCGCGGGTGATCCGGTCGCGGTTCATGTTCCCGACGCGGACGCGTTGCTGGTATCCCATGGCGTCCAGCTTGGGGGCCGGATCAATAGCCGCCAGGATCGGTGCAAAAATCGGATGTACGTTGTTCATGGCCTAGCCCTCAATCCGTTCGCAGCCTGCGCCGCCGCGCCAGACCTGGGTGGCCGCGACGAACGCTTTGGTGCGAAGCCACTTGGCCCAATTCTTCGCCTTGCGTTCAGTCTCGAAGTAAGCGGAACGTTCGATTGCGCCGGTCTGGTTGGTAAAGGTGACTTCGTAGATCATGTGGGCTGCTCTCCGTCTGTGTGTTCGTGTCCAGAGATTGCGCCTTGTGCAAGCCAGTGTCCAGAACTATTTTGGCTCGCGGTGCAAAATAATTTGCAACCCCAAAAAAAACCGCTTGCAATCCCTTAGCACAAGGCGCAAGGTTCCGGCATGACATTAGATCAATACCTGACACGCAACAAAATGACCGCAACCGAGATGGCTCAGACCCTCGGCCGCGCCATTTCCACAATAACCCGCATCCGTAAGGGTGAAATCAAGCCGGATTTCGACACAATTCAAGAACTTGTCGATGTGACGGAAGGCCTGGTTACGCCCAATGACTTTTTTGTGATGCCGGCCAAGAAGACGCGCAAATGAACCAGACTACCGCGCATGGACCCGCACTTGCGCGGCGCTCTCATGGGGTATCAGTCCCCGGCGCTCCCATGAGAGCAACCTTTTCAGACGCGTGCGCTGGCCCCCTGGCCCACGCCGCCCTCGGTAGTCACTCCGTCCACTGGTCCTCAGCTACCGAGGGCACCCCCATCCGTGATGCCCGGTTGGCATTGGCTGTTTGGCAGGGTCAGTACGCTGCCTGTGATCGTCTCCACGACTTGAGCGCCCGTTACTTGCAACCGTGTGTAAGCTACCCACGGAAGCCGGTAACGGGCCTTTTTTAGGCATAGAACACAAGGGGACGGGGGAATGTTTAGGACAATCAAGCGTTTCTGGACCCGGTACGTACTACGACGCGAAGCCGCTCGCCTTTCTACAACTGAGCGCGCGGCGCGGGGTGTGGCTCCGGTTCAACGGATTAACAAAGGCCGTCCCGTTCATGTTCCAGCGGGGAAAAAATAATGTCGGCGGGCTTCATGATTCCGGCAGCTAACGTGAAGCGTGCCACGGCTAAGAAAGCACGGGCAAATGGGAAGCGGGCGCGTAGACGCCCCGAAGCTCTCATCCAAGAGAGCGTGTGCCAGTACCTTGCCCTTCAGGAGCGCCAGGGTCGGCTGCTCTGGTTTGCGGTCCCCAATGGTGGATCGCGCAACCTGTTGGAAGCGGTGAACTTGAAGCGGCAAGGAGTTCGCGGGGGCGTTCCAGACCTGGTAATCGTGCCCAAGGTCGGACCTGTCTGCTTCATCGAACTCAAATCCAAAGATGGCACGCTGTCCAAGCTGCAAAGCCTCTGGCTTGAGAGCCTGTCTTTGTACGGATGCCCCGTAGCTGTGTGCCGGTCACTTGATGAGGTTATGCAATTCCTATTCGAGCAGGGCGTTATTCGAGAAGTCTTCTAAACCTACCGTGCCGGATGCGACGGAAACAGCATTCATTAGCCATCAACACAAGGAAAACCGTATGGCAAAGACAGAAAGAACGACGGACGGCCTACGTCTCGCTTTGTTCGAAGAACTCGACAATCTTCGTGCCGGCAAGACCACCCCGCAAAAGGCGAGCGCAATGGCCCGATTGGCGTCCACCATCGTCATGGCGAGCAAGCTTGATATTGAATATCAGCGGTTCGTATCTGCCGGCGAAAGCCAGCTGACTGCAGGAAGCCCTCGCGTCCCGAGCCTTAAGCTTGTGAAAGCCGCTTAGGTGATTTTGCCCCTCCAGCGTTGGCATGACCATCCGGGCGGCGTGTCCTTAGAGGACGCGCTTTTATTGGTTTGGTTGATGCCGGAATGGAATTGGATGCGCGATGAAGGCGTCCGCGCCGATTCTTTGCTGGAGGGGTTGCCGTCTCGGTTTAGATCGCACGAATTTAGGTTGAGCAAAGACCCAATGTTGCCGAAGCGCGCTGTTTCAAGCGCCGTGTCGCGCCCGTACGTGAGATGCCAAGCGTGCAATCGCAGAAAAATTGTATGGGCGGTCAATCACACCAGCAAACAGAACCACATACTTGCCGAGCTTCGCCGCTTTAATTCAGACATTTACGACGCGATTACGGGTCGGACGCACGTTGCTGTGTGTACGTGGTGTTCAAAGAAATACCGCGAAGAACCAGAGATGTTTTTGGTTCGATTGCTGAAAAAACAGGTCAAGGCCGCATGACCACCTTCTTTGCCAGCGTCGTCATGGGTTACCTCGGCCTCTCAGCCTACACGCGGAGAGAGTTTTACAGGCTGCTTGTGGCTTTCCTAACTGGTGCAATCGCTGCTTATCCGTGGGGTGCTTAATGGACCTTCATTCATTTCTCGCCGGCTTCGCATTTATGGGCTTCCTGATGATGTTCCTGGCCGTGGGTCTAATCATGTGGATGGGCAGACCATGACCGTCATCCAATGGATTTATGCCGATCAAGTCGATGCGTATCTGTCTCAAGGATGGATCGTAACCAAGATGATGGCGCACCACGGCGCGCGTAAAGCAGGGCGCAATTTTATGGCGGTTATAGAGTTATGAAGTACTCAGATTTTCTGGCCGGCAAGGCAATTGTTGACCCCGACACTGGAATAAAAAACCCCGTAGGCTTGTCTCCTCATTTGCGCGGGTTTCAGCGCGATATTACGAAGTGGGCACTACGTCGCGGCAGGGCTGCAATCTTTGCCGGCACGGGTCTTGGTAAGAGCTTCATGGAGTTGGAGTGGTGCAAGGCGGTCGCCGCCCACACTGGCAAGCCGTCACTGATCCTGACACCGCTCGCTGTCGCCGCTCAATTCGTGACAGAGGGCGAGATTA